CGAAAAATCAATAGGAGTAGTAGCTGTTGCAGGTATTGTTACATAACCTCCGTCTCCACTAAATACAGCACTCTGTCCGCTATCTATATCCTCGCCTATTATACCTGTATCATTTGCATTACCGTCTAATTGGTATAAAGCAACACCTGAATTATCATTAAAAATATCCGTAGTTTCTATAGTAGAACTTGCGTGAGTTTCTCCGTATAGAGTAGTTACTTCTGTAGAAGATAGTGCTTTGTCAAAGATTCTTACTTGGTCTATTTTACCATTCCAAAAACTGTATCTAGTACCACTATAAACAGCACCGCTACCGATTATAAAATTACTTGCAGTATATCCGCCAAATGCAGTTGAGCCTTGTGTAGTTGATGGTTCAGTACCATTAATATATAACTTAAAATCGTAATCGCCAGTACCAGTTTGAATTATAGCAACGTGATACCAAGTATTAATAGAATATGATGCGGAAGTAGTAATTGATTTGACCTCTCCAGCAGCAACCGAACCACTATAATAGGTTTTACCATTTACAAATTTATAAACTACAAATGCGTTAGCATTGTATTGTAAAATAATTTTTCCGTTTGCAACAAGAGCAAATCCATTATTAGCTACACTTGAGAATATCCAACCTGATATAGTTTTATTACCTTCAGTTGTTGTAGCTTCTGATGATGTTTCAATAAAACTACTACTCCCATTAAATATAGCAGCACTTCCAAACTTACCACTTGCTCCTCCTGTATCATTTGCATTACCATCTAATTGGTATAAAGCAACACCTGAATCGTCATCAAAAATATCCGTAGTAGATATAGTAGTAGAAGCGTGAGTTTCGTTAGATAGAGTAGTTACTTCAGTAGAAGATAATTCTTTGTTGAATATTCTTACTTGGTCTATAGAACCATTTGCCCACTGTTCTGGAGTTTGAAAAAACCTCCCTATTCTTATTCCACTACCTTGCCTTGAATTTCCATTACCAAATGTTATTCCTGTTTGTTCTACACCATCTATAAAAAATTTAGCAGTAGAAGAATTACTAACTTGTACATAATGATGCCAATTTCCATCATCTAAATCTATACTTGAATTAAAATATCCATATTTACTTCCCTCTGAAAAACTAAATGCTACTGTATTTGCGGAGGGTGCTTGTAATTCAAAACCATCAACCCAACTCCCTCTACCTATAGTTGCAATAGGACTTCTTTGATTTTGCGTTGTTTTAAACCAAGCCGATATAGATATATTTGAACTCCATATCGACGTAGAAGTATTATAAATATAACTACTACTCCCATTAAATACAGCACCTCTATTTATATACCCACCTATACGTTGAGTACTTCCATTACCTGTATATAGTACAGTATTAAAGTGTTCTGATGGAGTAAATACCGCATCTGCTGCTGCTACTCCTGTATTTATTAATTTCTTACCAATCATATTATAGACTTATATCGTAAGTAATAACTGATGCCTTTGTAGTTTTAGCGTTTATTTCACTCTCTTTTGTAGCTACTGTAGTTCTTATACCTGCTCTCTCATCTAAAATATCTTGTGGAGTAGCAGTACCACCTTCAGCTTCTCTTACTATATACCAATCGGTTTTTGATAGTTCAGAGTTAGCAGATGATTTTAAGTTAGCTATTTTTTGTTCTTTAAGTTCAGCTACTGTTTGCGACCAAGTCTTATTTGATTTGTCGTAAGTGAATTGTATATTGGCACTATCCCAATAGATTTCCGATAAATCGTGTATTTGTGAATCATAACCATCAGGGATAACTACATCAAATAAACCTGCACTTCTTAATTCTCCACTAGTCATCGCAGGAGCATTTAAGTAAACTCCTGTTGAAGAATATAAGGTTTTAGGTACACCTTCGTAAACCTTTATTACACCGTTTCTATTTATTGCTTTCTTTCCCATAATTATGCTTCTTGAGAGATTGATGCCCATTGTTCTGTTGCACCGTTAGTTGATACTATTTGAATTAGATTTCCTACTGAACCATCATACGTTCCTGTAATTGTCTTTACTGATGCAGGTAGTGCCAAAGTATAAGCACCTGTAATCACTAAATCCTTAACCATACCTGTAGATACGTTTGAGAATGTAAGTGTAGTGTTACCTGATAATGTTTTAGTAAATACTTGTGCAGAACTAAAGTCTACATCACTTGCAGAAATAACCGCAGCAGTAGTAAACTCTGCACCCATTTTATCGTAATTAACCGCATCATTTGCGATATGAGCTGTGTCGATACTTTCATCAACGTAGTGTTCTGAATCGATTGAATCGTCTGCAATTTTACTCCCATCAACTGCATCTGCCGCAATAGTTAATGCTGTTGCACCTGTTACATCCCCTGTATGGGTTGCATTTGGGTCAGAGTTTGTTACAGTCACATTACCTGTAGCTTGATCTACTGAAATACCTGTACCTGCAATGATACTTCCTACGTCACCCAAATCATCACTATACAATTCATCAAAGTTGTCGTTGATTTTATCAAATGCGGTTCTTAACGGATCACCTGTCCCATCATTTGCTGCACTCCCGATATTTACTGTCTGTTTAGCCATTTCTTATTATTATTAATTATAGACAAGGTGGTTTAGAATCTATATCTACAGTAGACTGATTGGAGCTATTACCCCACCAACTACTACAATATGAAACCGCCCAACTTATTGTATTTGCCATTATTCACTATAAAAATTACTTGCAAGATAATTGATAGCATCTGCGAATAATCTAGATGTACTTGCCAAAGGTCTTGCAAAGGTGTTAACGATAGTCTCATAGAAATCGCCCCAACCTATATTGTTATTTATCTCTCCGAAATGTGTTGTTTCGTATATCTTTCCCCAACTCATCGTTGTTCTTTATTAAATAACTATTTAATTTAATTTCGTTCTCTTTCTTAGGCTTATAACCTATTCTTTTCTTTTTCTTTTTAGCCATTATAAAACCCAACCTGTAAAATTAACATCCTTCTCAGGATACATACCGTCATTTTGATTTGATATGTATTCCGGATATAAACTACTGTTATAATTCATATGGTCCATAAATCGTTGAGTATAAAACTCAGCAGTCTCTGTAGCGTGACTAGCCAATGAGTTTATTTCAGATTGATCTACAGGGGTAGCATTCTCTGAATTATGCTTATATATACCACCATTAGATATCTGATAAGCCGCATAAGGAATAAATGCAGCCTGAGTATACCAAATAAGCATTGGTTTTATATAATCATCCACTAATGTTTTATAATTACCGGTTAAAGTGCCCCCTATAATATCAGCCTGTAGTTTGTTATACAGTTTTGTACCTAGATACGTTTGTATCTCTGTATCCTGGGCCACTTCAATAAACTGAATTATCTTATCAGCATCAAGGTTTCCATCAAATATAGACTTCCTTTTTAATTCCTTTAGTGTTATAAATAATGCCTTCATACTAACTCTTCTTCTTCTTTGTTTTCAGTTGGTTCAATTACCTCAACATCTACCTCTATATCCTCTATCTTATCTGAAGATAATTTTTCACCTGTCTCTTCTTCTCTCTTGACTTTAGTAGATATATTTTCCAACTCTGTAAATTCTATTGGCTGTAATGTTGTGAAATATAAATCAAGGAATATTCCGTTAAATGATAAGAGCTCCTTAAATGCGTCAATAAGTAAAGTTTGAAATGGTCTAATAACAATATTATCCATAAGAATAGATGCTGTTCTAAGCTCTTCAGCATTGTTACCAAATCCTGTGTTATCTTTTATACCTAATAATATAGGTGATACAACACCGTGACCAATCATAATCTTTTCTCTACTCTCTTTAGCTAGGAAATCGTATTGAGCGTGAGCATCCGGAAGATGTATAGGTTCTATATTTGCCTGTGTCTCTGTACTCTCGTTAAACGCTAGTATAAATCTACCTGCATTAGAAGACCCGCTAAATTTATCATATATCTTTCTTTCAATAAGTTCTTGTATCTCATCTGTAGGTATACCATTATTGAAGTTTAACAATAAAGAAGGTTGTAAACCATTCTTTATATTGTTGATGTGATAGTTAGAGACCTCCTCCTCCAGGGAACAGTATTGTAAACATCCTTGATAGTCTACAGGGCTATAATAATAAAACCCTGCCCTGTATGGTTTAATACAATATATCTCTCTTCTTTCACTTTTACCCCCATTTCTAAATGAAGGTATTCTTTTTGGCTTGTCTGTTGGCTTTACATTAACCCAATCAGGATGATAATAGTAGGCCTGTACTTTGCCATCCTTTGCCTTTTCCGCTCTTAATGTTTCCATTGGGAAGTGATGCAGCCCTGTGATCTCTCTCTTACCTGCTTTATAAATAACCTGGATGGTAGCTTGACCTAACATCTTCAGATCATTAACCACCCTTTTTATATCTGTAGGTTTTAGTAAAGATTGCATCTTACCAAACATATCAGGTTTGTCTGTAGAATCTGTTGCGTTTAACCCTCTACCATAAATCATATCAACAATACCATTGATACATCTAGAGTTTGTTGGGCTACCTAGATATCTTTCAATAAGCTCATAGAAGTAATTATTATCATCTCCATATTCAACCCATTCTTTTCTAGCATTCTCTCTTACCTTTGGGATTTCATAACCAGATAGGTTAATAACCCTCATACTAGGGTTTACCTTTCTAGGGTTTTGGGGTTTTCTATTTGCTTTTATACTTTTTCGACTCATATTATCATATATTGTTGCTCATCAGTTTCAGCATCATAATTGTTATACTGACTAGTATTTAATGTGTGAGATACCGTAGTATCTGTTTTAGATGTAACATAAACCTTATCTCTGTAAAGTAATGTTGAACCCTGTTTCACCTCTATAGAATAAACCGAATCATCAGATAGTATGCTAAAAGTACAAGGGATATCTAAGAAATTCCCATTAACTGTTGAAGTTAAACTAGTTAGTGTCTCATTCTTTTTTGTGCCATCTTCAACAATCTTTAATGTTAAATCACTAGCAGCAGTATATGCCCTAGGTATTATACTTAGTGTTTGTGAATTTGTATTTGGCAAAAGTCTTATCATATAAGTATAACTAAATACCTTTGATTTTGTTCAAAAAAATAGGGTGACCAAACAGCCACCCCATCTTCAATTATCAAATAAAAGTATATTAGTTAGTACCTTCTGTTATTGTAGCAGTAGCTGAAGCCATCCCTGCGTAAGGGTCAGCAGCAGTTGGTGAATCTACAAAGTTAGCAGGTCTTCTCTCCATACCGGTAAAAGTAAGACTGTACCCACTTAGGTCACCCATTGCTGCACCTGTAGCAATTGTACCTCCAGATAATTCAGCACCGTGTTCTGTACCCATTAAGAATACATTCCCATTATAGTCTTCCACAGCAATATGTGGTCTACCATAAGACAATAACTTCAATTCTTTGTGGTCCTCTTTACTTAGTTGTTTTAATGTAACATTTAAAGATTGTTCAAAGAATGTAGTTCCATTCTCTAGGTTTGCAGTAATCGTTTGCTCGAAATTACTACTCCCTTTTAATTCATATTTGTAGGCAGTAAAAGTACCCGAAAGGTCAGTTATTTGGTAATCCTCATTTGCTGCATCAGCATATGAAATAGTACCTAAATCACCAAAATCGGTGAAGTAGATAGCTTTTAGGCCACCAACCTGATCCTTACAGCCTTCTTTACGTCCTCTAGTTAAATCACAAGCCATATCTTTTTAGTATTAAAAAAGGGTGAGTAGGCACTTTGGCTCACCCACCCCTTTTAAGTTTATTAATTAATTATTAGTTAGCAGAGTTAGTAATACCGTATGTTACAATATCTTCAACGATACCATACTGTATACCTGCTGTAAATCTCATTACGACTCTCACATTTTGAGAACCATCAAGATCAGCCATATCAATAACTTTAACTTCGTTATGGTCAGATAATAGACCTGTACCAAAGAATAAGTTAGACTTCTCAGCAGCTACAGCCACATCATCACCAAGGCCATTAGCTACAAATAGCTTCACACCATCAAAAGAAAGTGATCCGTTATTCCACCATTGAGTACCCATTGAGTTTGTACCTGCCGCACCTAATCCTGATGCACCAAATCCACCTAATGCTCTTACATAGGCTCTTGCAATGTTTTGAGAAACATATACGTTAAGGTCTTCAGCACCATAAAGAGAAGAAGGAATAGCGTCTACTATTTTACCTAATTCAGTAATTACGTTAGAAGAAGTTACAGTAGTACCGGCTACTTCTTGACCCGAAGGTAAATCAGCATCAGCAGCTAGTTTAGTAGAAAATCCATCAAACTGTCCGTTGTTAGATGTGTCTCCTGCCCAGATTGATTGCTCAGTTCTTTGTGCTACCTTAGCCGCAACGTGAGCGATAAGGAAGTCAGAAAATTTAGAAGGCATATTGCTGTGTGCAGAAAAGCCCATTGATAATGCTTCCCAATCAGATACGAAATCTTTCTTACAAAGCTGTAGGTTAACTTGTTGTTCTTCTGGTTGAAGAATTTTTTCAGTCAGCGTAATAGTTGAGGTTGCATCAAAGTCACAAGTAGCATCTTTAACGATGTCATTTGTAGATACTTTTTTGATAACCTCTTTTAACTTTACGTTTGGTTTTACGGTAATACCACCATTAGAGATAGTAGCACCTTCTAACAGAGCAGCAGCGATGTATTCACCTGCAAACTCCCCTGCATAAGTAGTAGTAATTGATGTAGTTGTTGCCATTTTATATAGAAATAATTGTTTATTTTGTTAATCTTGCTAATACTCTATCTAGAGTGGTTTGCGGTCCATTTTGAGAATAAAGATGGAATCCTCTACTCTCTGTAGAATTTTCTGGGCTATGAGTTAAAGGTTGCTCATCAGCAGAAAGTTCTTGAGGAACCTCCTCCTTTGATTCTTCCTTAGCCTCTAATTGACCCATAACTTTTTCGACCATAGCTCTTACTTCAGCTAATTCTTCTTTGGTTGCGTAGGACATTTCCTCCTTAGGCTCCATTGCCTCAACCTCTTCAGATACTTCTTCAGAAGACTCTTCTAATTGTACTTCTTCCTCATTAACTTCTTCAGTATTAGACTCAAGTTGTACTTCCTCCTGAATCTCTTCTTGAGGCTCCTCTTGTACCATTTCTTGATTCTCTACTTCTTCAGTTGAAGACAAAAGCACTTCTTTCAGTTTTGAAACGATTTCACTTGCTTTCATAAAATTTAATATTTATAATTATTACTGATTAACATTCAAAGTGTTGTATTTTTAGGCTTTTTGTTGGATTATAAACCATTCCGTTCCATTACCCCATATCTTAATACCTTCATAAGCCCTGTTAAGATCGAACGAATTATTAGCACCATCTAAATTTTGTGTAGCATATGGAGTTACGTTGGCGTGAGTAGAATTACTAAACGTAGAATCCGTTATAATACGCTTTGTTCTGTTTAGATTTTTACTTTCTGTTACATCAGGCAACGTTAAAGTTGCAGTACCGCTTCCACCGCTCCAAGTGAGTACAATTAACTCTGCCTCATCATAAGTAGAACCCCCTAAATCATAAGTATTTCCATCACTAACCGTAAGGGTTGTTGGTTCTAGGTGATTTACTATAAAGTGCTGAACTTCGTCTAAAGAAGTTTTTTTAGTGGTGTCTGTTTGTACTATAGGTAAAACTTCTGCGCCTGTAATGTTTGCAGCAGCAACCAAATCTAATTCACTAATCTTTTTATCTGCCATTATTGATATAATTTATGTGTGTTTTCTTGTATAAATTTTTCCCCTTCTTCTGTGTATAAATGAAACAAATACCTAGTAACATTTCCTACTCCTTGGCCTCTTAATGTGCCATCACAACATCTTCTTGAGTATGTTCTTCCATCCTTACAAAGGCACCCCCTCTTACCGCTTTTAGGAGATGAGTAGCTTGGTGTTTCTTTCATTTTTTTATTATTTTTTAGGTACGCAATTAGGTACTTTTCTACCATTCTTATTCTTAAATCCAACCATCTCATAGCCTTCTTGGCAAGGATTAACATCTTCTAACCCCTCTAACCCTTTAAGTTTAGATTCAGTCCAATTCAGCATACTTTTACCACCCCATAATAAATAACTTATCGTTCCACAAGCCTCAGGCTTACTAGGATCATAATATTCAGCAGCCCTACTCAAATAAGAGTAAATCCTCTTCAAAGTTGATAAGGTGAATTTCTCACCCCTAGCCAATTGCTGTCCTCTAACTTTCCCTACTTGAGTTGCGCACTTATTACCCAATTCTTTATTCCTTTTTATACCTAACTTGGCGTTATTTGATGCAGATTCTGGATAACCACCATAAGATTCTAATTCTACCTCTTCAGATAGACTCTCTAAGGCTTCTAAGAGTTCATATTCAGCGTTTAATTCTTCTAAGCACTCTGAACACATTTGTTCCGGTAAAGACTCCTTAGGTCCATCCATTTTGTCTGCAAAATAACCCTCTATTGAAAACCCCTTAACCTCACCTAGCTTAACTTGATTCCAAACGTCATCATTATTGACCTTTACAGATACCATCCAAGTACCTATAGGTAAATCAAAGTCATATTTTCTAGATTTGTCCTTTTTCTCATCCTCTATAATCCAAGATTCGACCACAGACATACCTTTTAACTCTATATCGTGTTCTAGGGTGCTATTATTTTGATTACCCTTCATTAAAAAGAGCTCTGAGGCCTTTCTAACGGTGTCTTCACTAAAAAAGATGTAATAATCCTCTTCTTCACCCTTTCTGAATATCTTTTTGTTAGGAATTAGGGCTGCACCCATTAAAATCCTCTTTTCTTTGTCTACTTCAGCTAATTTTACTTCTTTATGCTCCTTTAGAGCAATAAAATCTTCTTCTATAGCAGGATTTTCAACAACAGAGATAGCTTCTATTCCACTAAACTCGTTTTCTTCGTCTATAATAAGTTCTATAATGCGTTCCATATATAATTAACTATTTTGATTCTATTCGTTATATATTTACCCTAATGTTTTAGGTATATTTCTATCAAGTTCATTAGCAGTCTTAATATCTTTATGGACTACAAATGCTCTAAGAGGTTTTTCTTGCTGCCCTATAACGGATTGTGCTAATTGTGATTCAGGTGATGCACCAACTACATTGAAGTCTGGTGCTTCTACACTTCCACCACCAACACCTCCACCTCCACCCATCGATGGAGCTCCTAAAGAAGACAAGGATGCTTGCGCTTTTTTCCTAGCGGATAATATTGATGCTATTAATCCACCTATTGTAACAGCATAAGCCGCAATACCTATAGGTCCTAACTGTCTAGCAAATTCACCAATAGAAAACGTTGCT